TTCGCCGCATGACCACCTCACGGTGTCGGCTGGCTGGTGTAGACGACGACGGCGTCCGCGTTTCCGTCGAGCGCGGCGAACACCCCGGTCGTAAAGCGAATGGGCGCATCGCTCAAGTCCACGTAGGCAAAGCCATTCGCCGCGGCACTCACTTCAAACCGCCCATTGGCAGCGGTCACATCGTCCGCGCTATCACCGTCATAGAGCGCAGCCGCACAGGCCGTCCCGCCACAGTCCAACAGGAACCCCGTCACTTGTTGCGCTGAGCCAATGACCACCGAACTTTTTGCCGTAATGAATCCTCCAACAGCTCGTTGGAGGTCTTTGGCTTCCGCGGCAAACACCGACCCAGCCAACCCCACCACCAACCCCACCACGAGCAGGAGTGTTTTCATCGTCATCCTCCTCATGGCCTGGGTGCTGCGACATTCAGCAGCACGTAGTTGGGCACATTCGAGCGTGCATCCACGACCGCCCGCTGGCCGTAGGCCGCTTCAATCCCGATGCCGAACTTGAAGCGGTAGTCCTGCAACTCGTTCTGGTTCGTCGGCAGGACCGCCCACGTCCGGACCGCCATTTCCGACCCGAACGCAATCGCCCGCTCCCGCTCCACCGAACTGGAAGCCAAGGCCACCATTGCGCCATCGGCGTGGGTCGCCGCCGTCGTACCTGACCCCGCTGCCGGACGAGTCGCCCCGGTCAGTGTTGAGTTCGTGTTGCCGGTAAACGAGATCACCTCGTCATCGATCAACACGTTGTTCGTACCCGACTGCGGGAAATACTCGGTGTAATCGACCGACGTGTCCGATCCACCGACCGTGATTGTCGTCACCGCCGCGGTGTGCGACCCATTCAAGCGGGCTTCCGGTCGAAGGAAGCTGCCCCACTTGTAGTGGCTCACCTGGATCGTCGGCAGCACGTAGATGATCACCCCGTTGTAGATGCCCAGAGCCCCGGTGAAAATCTTGTTTTTCTCACCGCGGATCCCCGCATCCCGCTGGGCCTGGTTCCAGGTGCTGTTTGACTTCAGCTGGTACTCCGAGACCTCCGACACGACGATGCCGTACATCGGCCGTTCTTGGCCGTTGTCCATCGCCACATCGAAGGGCAGCGCCCCCAGCGACATCAACTGCAGTTTGCAGCGGTCGATCTCATCCGGGGTAAAGACGTTCGCGGATCCCAAGGAGGCGACGCTGGCCACGTTGCCCGCAAAGAGCGTCGTCTGGGTGGTCTCTGTGATGATGAGGCGGTTGAACATGTCATCATCGATCCGCTTCGCCATCCACTTCGCCAAGGCCCGTTCGGACACTTTCGCGGCATCGAACACCGCGCGCCGTGTGGCCCGCTTGTTGAATGCCACCGCGTGCCGCACCCAGTCGGCCGTGAGGTCAAACTGCCCCAAGGCCAGGGTCTCTTCCGTGCCAGCCAACGTCGTGTTGCCGGTCACGCCAGCGCGCGCCAAGGGACGGAAGACTTGCACATGGATCGTATCGCCGGGGGACTTGGTGAAATCATCCCGCCGGATAATCGGCTTGCCACTGCCTTCTTGACCCTCGAAGTTTGGGCCCCAGAAGGTCATGCGCTCGGCATCGGCCCGAAGCCGTGGCGTCCACAGCTCCGGGATCGCGTTGTCGAGTTCGGTCACGGTCGTGACATTCAACTCCACCACATCGGTGCCGCCGGCGATGGTGGGAATCCCCGCCATCCATGCCCGGAGGTGCCAATAGNCNGAGAGAAGCCACGACTTCAGTAATGCCATCATGGTTGCTCCGTGTTAGGCAAATTTCCCCTTGAACTGATCCTCTTGGTACTTGTCCTGCTGTTCCGGCGTGAGCTTCAGAAACTCCTCCGGCGAGAGCTTCCCCGTCGCTTGCGGTGCGGCCGCGGATGACCCACCGCCAGCCGCGGCGAAGGTCGTGCCCGCCCGCGTGTCTGCGGCGGACGCTGCACTCGCCCCCACCAGCAACTTCGCCCGAGAGTAGGCCGTGTACTCCGAGTTCGGGTACAATGGCCGACCAGCCTGCGAGAGCCCTTGGGCTGGATCCGCGAAAATCTCCAGCGCCTTTTTGTAGACCGGGTGGTTGTGATCCATCGACTCCGGGATCTCCGTCTCGGCCTGCTTGAGCCAATTCGCGCGCTGACCCTCGAAGGCGGCATACGCCTTCTGAGACTCTTCGGCTTCCTGCCGTTTCTGCGTCTCCCACGCCTTGATCCGATCATCCGCCAACTTCGCGGCTTCCTCCCGGCTGATCCAGAGCTGGCCATCGCCTGTCTCGCCGGCACCCGCGTTACCACCACTGGCCTCGTAGATTTTCAGCCGGTCTTCCTGCTCCTGGTTCTTCCGAGACAACCCCTGCACGCTCCCCTGGAGAGAGGTTTTCTCTTTCAGCAGGGCGTCGTTCTCGGCCATCAACTGCTCGATGGACTTCACTCCTGTCGCACCCTGTCCAGTAGAGCCACCACTGGTGTTCTGGCTCGATTGGGCGACTTCTGCCATTTCCATCCCTTTCAGTTACCCCGCTTAGTATCCCGGGTGCGGGTCCGGGGCGATCCACTATGCCAACAAAAAGGCGACTGCAAGGAGGTAAGGCTCCTTACAGCCGCCTAGGACTTTTGCTGGTCAGTCGGGGATCAGCCGACTGAATTATTACTCAATAAGTCATCGCATAAAACTCGTAATCCGTGAGCCAACTTCCGTTTGGCTCATGGTCGGCACGTCCAACTTCTTCAACTCTGATTCCGCGACCTTCTGCATTTGTTCAAAGTGTGAACGCACCGCGAGGAACTTCCTGGCCACCTCCACCGCAAAGCAGATGTTCTGCCGGATGTCCTTGTCGAGATTCGTGTCAAACAGCATCCGCTCATAGCGTGTCGCAATCTGCTGGTGGTACGCCTCAATCCTGGCATAGCCAGGTTGTGCCATCAACTCCAGCGCAGCCCGGGCATCGGCCAACTGCGAGCGATACCCTGAGCCGTTATCGGAGGGCGGGTTGTCCGGCTGGGCGTCCATTGCCTGCTCCTGGTTGACCTGCGGGCTGTCCATCCGTCGGCTGTCCGCCACCCGTCGCCTCCCGAATCAATCCCGCGAAGATCGCCTGCTGTTGCTCTGGCGGCATCTTCTGGATCGCCGCGAGCAACTGGTCTTGCTGCAACGATTTGATCTCCTCAACGCTGGGCAACTTGACCGACTGATCGAAGGCATCCAAGACCGCCTGACGAATCTGTCGCTGGATCTGTGGGACGCCTTGCAACAGCGCATCCTGGGCGAACCGTTCAAAGATGAGGATGGCAATTTCCTGTCGCGCTTGGCGGTTCATCGTCATCGAGTTGCCGGTGGACTTCAGGCGCTTCGGACGAGCCAAGACCTCCAACGGAATCTGTACCCCGGAAATCTGTGTGATGTTCTGCTCATTGACCAACCCCGACTGCACGAACTCCCGATCAATGAACGTCACTTGCCGCTCGTTGGTATCCTGGAAATCGGTGATGAAGTCCGCAAACTTGATATTGCCTTCCTGGGTGATCAGTTGCTGGCCCCCCAGCGTCTTCACCGACCCGGGTAAGGCCCCTTGCGTGTTTCCGAGGTTGAAGTCATTGATGCCAGTCAAGCGTTGCAAGACGCCGATGTAGAACTGGATGAACTCAATGGTGAGCTGTTCTTGGGACTTGGGCAGCTCAAAGGCGCGGATTTTATTGATGCCGCCAGGATTGAGTGGGCCCCAGGTTGCCCCGGTGCCGAACTTATGCAGATCTGGGTCAAACCCAGAATCGATCTCATACAGGGTCGGAGGATTGCCGCCGATGGACTCGCGGTTGTTGGATTGGTTCATCTTAAAATCCACGATGTCCCGAATCCCACGCGAGACATGCGGGAGCCCTCGCCCCGTAAACCGCCCAGGCATTTTGAAGAGTTGGTAGTGTGAGAAGGGACGTTCTTGAAACTTGGAGAGGCGCCAGCCGAGGAGCAGTCGCTCACGAGGCGCGACCATCGCCATGATCTCTTCGTCGATCCCGTCGCGGTCCACGTCAAAGCACCCGAAGAACCGCCAGACCAGAATCTTGTGCCGGTACTGCGGGAACTGAATGCCGGCTACCAGCCCCTTATCCAAGTCGGTGTCGAGGTGGGAGGGAATCCCCATGCGCAAGCGCAGGAGCAACTCCTCGACGTTTTTGAGCTTGCCGTCAATCGGATCGCCTTCGCGGGTCTTGAACCAGGAGGGCGATTTCCACATCTGCACCGCGAACCAGTCCAACTCATTCACGTCAGGCGTCGTCGCTTCCTCTGGCCAGATGCACTCCAGGATGCGCCAGGTACGGATCATCGGCCCGTCATAGATCGGTGTCGCCCCTTTACGTTGAATCAGGAGTTTCTTGAGCTTGCGCCCAGGCACCAGCGGATCTTCTGGCACCGCATCGGGCGGCAGATTGGCCTGGTAGAGAAGCGACTGCCCGTTCTCGCCGGTCAACAACTCGCCTTTGGCGTTCTGCAGGACACAGACTGTCGTGGCGGTTTGCTGGTACTTCGTCTCAAAGCTCGTCTCCTCAATCGCGTCCCCGTCGATCACGACGTTGCGGTGGGTTTCATCGCGCACCTTGCGAATTCGCATGGAGCGCGTCAGCGCATCGTGATACCACTGCGAGGCCGACTCTTCAAACTCCTGCAACGCGGGGTCATCGTACTTAACCCTGAAAATCGGCGGAGGCGCATCAACCGTCGCGGCGTTGAAGCGTGGCACGAGGGCTTCGCCCGTGATGGCTTCAAGCGGCAAGCCGGTATTGGAGGCACGCGGCCAGGGCGTCCCGGGGTCATCCCGATCAAGACTGCGCGTGGAGCGCATAGCCTCATACCTTTTGGTGCATTCATATAACCAAAGACGATGAGCTTGTGTAGCAACAAGGGCGCGCGAGCAAACGGTGAGAACGTAGCGACGCACCGCCTCATCCGAAGTTTCATGAGGTAAAATCAAATTCGCGGAGGATTGCAACGCAAAGCCTTCACTCGTGACGGTCGGAATCATGCCTCCACCAGTCCCCTGCACGCCGTCAAGGGACGTCCCGTCTCACATGATGCGCAGAAATGATCCGATCGGCAGCGCATTTCATTGATGAGCTGCCGCATCGAGAGCAACGTCGCCCAATCATCACTGTTGGCAAAATGTTTGCCCGCCACCCACGTCTTGACCTTGGAGTTGAGCAGCCGGGCATACATCCGACCACACTGCGGGGCACAGCACGTGGCTTGCAGGATCAAGCCGGAGCCGATCCTATCGAACCGCATATCAATCGAATGGCACAACCTCATCGATGGAGGATGCGATTCAACGCACCATTGGCTTTCTGAATGAGTGGAGGCTTTGGCTGAAATAACCTATTCAAGACAAACAGCTTCGTCTGCTCCAACAGCGCAATCAGCATCCCACCGTCCGTGATGTTGGAGTTCATCACGGGTCCCGCATCCGTCACCGTGATTTGCAGGAAGGGTGAAATCTGCGGAAGCTCCGGAGTCGTATCGGGCTTCTGTCCGTTCACTTCGGCCATCGCGCCGCCTTCGGGTGCGCCTCGTCGATTGCCATACTCATCGGTCCCTGGCTCCCAGCCGATTCAAAGTGCTGTTCGTTCGCCCACCGCTCGATCTTCTTGGTGCCATAACTGTTCTTCATCTCCGCCGCAATCGGGTGCGTGTCCAGATACGCCGCGTTGTCCTTGTGCTCCAGCACCGACCGCGCCACGCCCCGGCGCGTCCAGCGACGGGTTTCATCTCGTGCGTGATGGAGCGTGCGCGTGAGTTTCGCCATTAGCTGCTTCCAAAGTCCCCACCAGCCGAACGGTTGTGCTGCCGCACATCCTGTTCGAGCGCCGTGAACTTTTCCTGCTCGCCCACGCTGAGCGGAAAATGGTGGATGGCTTGCCAGTCACACAAGCACTTCACAAACACCTCGTGGACGCCCTGCACCTGGGATTCATCCAGCACAAACCCGTGTGGCGCGTCCAGTCTAGCGTTGCCGAACTGCTTGTACACGTTCATCAATCGTCCGTCCCACCACTCCCCGTACCATCACCGATCTGCGAGGACTTCACGGCCTGGGTGTTCTCCAGATGCTGCGATGTGCTCTCGCCAATCGTCCCGCTCTCATTCGAGTAGGTTGGCGGCTTGTGCTTGCCAGGGTCGTACTGATACGCCACCTTGCCACGATTCGTGCCTTCCTGGTTCGTCGTGTCAGTCGTTTCGAGGTTGTCCATCAGCTCTCCTTCTCTACCAGTGTCAGTAATCGATCTCTGACGACCTGAGCATCTTGCAAATGTTGATCAGCGCGCTTCAACTCGCTCTCCAACGGCTTCATCTCGGTAGGCTTATACCCCATTGAAAACAAGAGATCCGCGAGTTGCTGGCAGACTTGCCGTTGGAGAATCGGATGACCTAATCGCACCGTAAACTGGTGGCCATCCTTTGCGAAGTCATACGGTTCAAAGTGATCGCCTTTGAAAATGCACCTCTGGCTCGAATCTCCCAAGACATCCGCTAGAATGGCAATGTCGAGATGATGTCCGTAATCGGATGATTGTGCAAGAACTTGTATCACGCGATCCCCAGGCAACTTGCCATCCAGCGGATTCGACATCAAATCCAGCTTTTCAAGTTGTCTTTCGTGCCGGGACTAAAATCCCCCTTCTCCGGGAAATCGCTGTCTTGAACGGGTGCCGGGAAAGTCGGTGTCAGATCCGGCGTCCCAGACTGGTTCTGCTCAAATGCCCGGAGGTTACTCATCTCACCAGGAGGATTACCCACCGTCCGATCGGAGGGGCCAGACAACGGCTCGCGCCACTGATCCTTGCCACCCACGACAGGTTCCTTCGTGGCGTCGTCATAGAGCGGGGCGTTCTTCATCTTCAACTTGTCATGCGGCATCGGAATGTCTGCTCCTGATTTACGAGCTTCACTCAACGCAATCGCGACCGCCTGATCGCGACTAGTCACCTTGTCGCCTGATCCAGAACGTAACGTTCTTCGTTTAAACTCTCCCATGACGGCATGGACTTTGTTTTGTCCCGATAGATGCGCACGGGCTTTCGCACCAGCCCCAGGACGATCAGGGTGCCGATAAACCGATTTATCGAAGGCCATCACGCACTCCCGCTGTACGCTTCATTCTCTAACTGCTTCTCGCTCGGGGCTTGCCCCACTGAGGTCCAGGGTGGCTCATAGGGAGGCATTGCCGGCATCTTCATCCCCTTTGGCATCGGCGGCATATCCTTCATGTCCTCCGCGTGTTGCGCCCGTTTGACATCCCCCAGCCACTCGCCCTTGAAACTTTCCCCGACGATCCCATGATCCTTCGTCGTGTCAGGCATGGATCACCTCCTGTCTCATGAATTGCACAATCAGATTCCCAGGGAGATCATCGCTCTGTTTGAGGACGACGCGAAACCCATCTGGCGCAACCAACTCTCGCATCCTCGTCACGGCATAGTACGCTTGACCTGCCACGCGATGCGGGTGCGTATCCAAGAGACAATCAAACGCGACTCCGCTCCGGGCGACCACAGCCATCTGGGTCACAATGTTGAGCAAGTGTTCACGGTTCCGCATAGGATTCCCCAAATCGACGTTGAAGACCCCGGACGCCACCGCATAATCACATGGTGGAAGTGCGTCCACTTCGGCATCCGCCACCTGGCATCCCGCGCCGATGCGACGATTGGCAGCGTCCACATACTCTGACAGCGCGTCCACGCCCAGATACCCGCCGTGCAATCCGTGGTGTTCGACAAGCCAGTCGTAAAGATGCGCGAGTCCGCAGCCGACATCCAGCACGGTCTGTCCACCCGTCATATCCCACCCGGCTGTGAGCAGCGCAAAGCGCTTCGCCTGGTTCTCTGCGCTCCAGCCAACCGCTTCGGGTCGCAACCCATACTGCTTCCAGAGGGGACGATACCAGGCTCGTAGCCTCAACCATTCACGTTCAGTCATCAGCTCCTGCCACGTGGCTCGTCTCAACAATTAGCGGGACGCCAGGAGATGTCTTTTGCGGCTCGCTCTCCCAGCAGACAGTCCAGGAGAATCCGCTACAAAAATGCGACAAAGACATGCCTGGATCATCCCGCTAAGTTGCTTGTTTCCAACTGCATCGCTGGCCGCGGCCGCCTCGGTTGCCGTTGCGCCCCCATGAGCTGAATTCCGACACCCGCAATGGCCATCGCCACGATAAAATCATCGTGATAGCCCGTGTCGGCGTGGACCTTCCCGTCCTCATCGGTCACGAACGTCTTGCACTCCTCGATGAGCCGCTTGTCCCGCAACGCCACGGCGCCGCTTCTGATCTCCTCCCGCAACTGGGTCAGCATCAGCTCCTTTGTGCGGGCGGTGGTGTTCCAGCCAAAGCGTTTTGTGACGGGTGCGCCGATTTTGTCCACGGCCTGCTCGTAGTAGACGTTGCCATAGGCTTTCACCAAATCCGCGTTGACCGCAAAGCCCGGGCCGTTTCGCTCACACAGGATCCTAGCGTTGTGGTAGAAGCGCCCGACCTTGATCAACTCATGTGCGAACTCATCGGTGTCGAGGTGGGTGCGGAGGGCCGCTTTGAGGCCGCGATCCTTCGCGTCTCGCACGACGGCCACCGAGTAGTCGGCGCCAATCCCTTCCGCCACATCCGCACCAATCACCGACAACACCATCGGGTAGGGCATGTTCAAGAGCTTCGGCGGCGGCAACTCCCAGATGTGCCAGATCCCCTCCGCATGGGCGCGGAACTCCACGCCCAAATCCACTTCGACCAGGAAGCCATAGGTCAACGGCTCCTCCGGGACCTGACGTTCAAGTGCCTGGAGGTCAAAGTAGGGATTTCCACCGCCGAGGTAGTCGATGTCCAACTCCTGCGCGATCTCAAGGCGCTCACGCCGTGAGCACTCGGCGTCATACCACGATGAGCGCAACGTGCAGGCCGGCCACGCGCAGGAGATCGGCGCGGGCTTGCCGTGCTGTTCGCAGTAGAGGCCGCGCGCTTTCTCCGGATGCCGCGACCAGTGCATGCTCAGGACATCAATGACCCCGCTACGGCGCAGTTGTGCAAACTTGTTGCCCAAGCCGTTTGAAGACGAGATGGCAACCCGCACCGGCGAGGAGTCCGCGGTCGCTTGCCATGCGCCCTCGGCGTGTTCGCAAAACGCAAACTCATCGAGCACCGACACCTTGAAGCGTCCCTGGCGCGAGAAGTGCTCCGTCACCGCCTCCCCAACAATCGCCCCTTCCGTCTCAGGATTCGTCAAGCGCATGTAGGGGGCGTGCTTCTCCTCAACGAAACCGTGTGGCAGCCACCACTCCGGCAGATGGCGTAGCTCCCACCGTAGGCGCTCAAAGTGCGTGCCGAGTTGGCCATGCTCATCGATCAAATCCTCTAGCCGTGAGCCGACGATCGCCTGGAAGCCTTGCTCGAATCGCCAGTGCCACAGAAGCCAACAGAGCGTGAGCCATGTGATTCCGACGTCCCGGGACTTCTCGACGAGCAGATCCTTACGGTCCTGGTAGTGCTTCTCCAGGTTGAGCAGATACTCGCGTTGGTAGGGATAGAGCACGAACGGCTGGTCGGGATACGTGGCGCGGGGATCGAAGGTCCAAAAATAGCTATCGAAACACCAGAGCAGATCGAGCGAACACAGACGAAGAAAATCCATCTGCACCTCGGGACGGCCGAGGCTCGCGTTATAGAGCATGACGCGGTACTCGGCGTTGTCCTTCGGATCCGTCGGCGGCTCACGCAGCGCGTCGAGATCCCAGAGCAGACCGGAGTCGCTCAAAGATTTTCTCCTTCGTCAGCCCATCGACCGAGAGGATGTTGATGTTGACCGCCAGCGCATCCGGCTTGGTGTCTGGCTGCAAATGCCCCCGCAACTTCAACCCCGTCTCCAAGAACTTATGCCGTGTCGGATGATCTGGCACATCAATGAAATCCACCGACTTCGCATCAGCCGTGCGTTCTGTCACGGTCGGATCGCCCGCCTTGAGGATCACGGTCGCCGAGATCACCTTGTTCGCCTCCAACCCATCCTTGAGCGTGGTCAGCAGCTTGCTGTCGGTCAATCCTTTGCGATCCATGAGTCGATAGAGATACGCCTGCACATTGAGGTTGTGGTTGAGGAGATCGGAGGCGGTTGACTTGGCCGAGGTCGGAGCATACCCTGCCGCAATCGCGGCGTCCTTGCCGTTCATGCCGGCGGCGATCCCTTTGGCGAGCTTACGTTGCTTGAGGGTCATGCTCCTCAGCCAACAAAAAATGCGATCCCGCGCCACACAAGGCGCAAGACCGCAGTCGGGAAATCCGTAGTGCGGGAACGCTAAGTTGTCAAAAGTCTACCGAACGGCCAGACTGGCGTCAAGTGAAATCTTCTCACTCCACCAAACTCAACGCGACCTTGCCCTGTTCCACGTCCTCGAGCGTCCAGGAAAGTTTCGTGCCGCCCAGGTCCACATCAATCTTATGGATGCGACCAGCGTGGACGTGTGCCGTCATCCGGATTTCGCTAAAACGAAAGAGCTTGACCGCCAATTCCTCAACCGGCTCAAAGATCCGAGAAGCCATCACCGATTCGCACGCCAATACAGGAGCAGCCGAAGGTACTGCGGTAGCTCAAGCGCCAACAACACGCAGAAGATCGACCAGTCGTAGTTGGTCTCCACGACCTTGCTGGCTTTGAGGCAAAGGAAGATGAAGGACGCCATTGAGGATGCCCTACAGTCCTTTCATACCTCAAACTTCTCACTCGGCGTCATGGGGCGCGGCTCCGGCGACGGAACTCTGATTTACAATAGGTTCCATCAAAACGCTGCAGCAGATATAACGCTTCCCCCCATACCTCCCGTCGCACCTCGGCTAGGGCGGTGGTGATTTTAGTCAAGAGATATTCCTGTATTTGAAGCGGAATCTCACCAAACGTCTTCATACCTACCATAATCTTGTATACTACCCCGTCTACATCAGTCATCGCTTGCTACAATTTTTACAACAGAGGCATAACATATCTGGATGCATCCCAAAGTTAACATTTGGTGGAGGAATGTATTTCCCACAACAGCCACAAGTCTTCCATTCCACATTTGCTATCACAATCCGCTCCGCCGTCGTGGGGTCAGTCATGGTGTCCTTCCCCTCAAACCCAAAGCGTGTTTAGCGTATCGAGGCCACCAATAGATACAGCCAATTTTGAAGCTATGGAATAAATCGTGTCCGCAGACATGAGTCCAAGCAGCATTCTTGAGTCCAGCACACCATTGTCTAAACCACCGTGGAAGATACTTTGGTTGCTCCCTCGTCGGTTGGTCAGACCACTTTGTCCATTGGTGAACCTTTGAGGCGAGAGGCTCTGTCCACCATCGGACAGCCTTGATATAGCACCAGCGTCGAAACAACCATAAACGATAGCGTTTACGAATAGCGACTTGACCTGTCTCCTGCCGCGCCGCGTGGGGGGAGGGAGGAATCATCGAAACTTCACTGAAAGAGCAATCACGAGGCATCCCAGGAAGATAAGAATACCATGAAGTGTTGCTGCGAGCAGCAGGATAAAATCACTCATTTCTTCCTCCTCCGTGGACGGAACTGTGGTAACGGTTGACGACACCGATGACATTTTCCATACAACCCTACCTGGCAATACTCTTTCTGGATGGTGGGGCATCGTTCTGGTTTCTTACACCGGCACCGCTCAGCCATCGGGTGTGCCACGGAGGGCGGTGTCGAGGTTACAGGATTTCATGTGCCGATTACGATCTTTATACAATCCAGTCCTATCGCATATGGTCAAGCGGCAAGTTGTTGTGAATTAACTTGACGATTCTCCTGCCAAGCGTCGCCGCCCGTGCCAACCGTTCGAGCGTGGAGAGGTCGGTCATCGTTGCCAGCACCGCATTCAGGCGTCCTTCACCTTGCGACATTCATCACACAGAATGCGAGGACTCGGAATGCACTCTCCACATCGCCGACAATGATTCAGAGTACACGAATGTTGAGACGGTGCTGCAGTAGTGGAATCAGGCATCACCCCTCCCCAGGCCGTGAGGCACGAAGGGTCATCGTCGGTGCCACCATGGTTTCTTTATGACAGGAACAAGAGGACGTTCCAACTGCGTCAGGCGTTGCTCAATGATCGCCACCCGATTCCCCATCCCGACAAACTCTCCTCGGCGTACCACGGCCTCACCCGTCAGGACGTAGAGCGCCAAGCCCAGCAGGACAAAGCCCATGACATAGAAGGTGAAGCCCTCGGATTGCCAGCATTTCAACATGGGGTTCCTCCAGGTGGAGGACGCCGACGCCACTGCGAATCTTTCCACAACAAATAGACGATGACGGGAAGGAGCCAGAGAAGAATCACCGTATGCTCATGCGTCCACCCGGCAGAGAAGAACATGTCAGGATCGCTCATCCCAGATCGTCCACAAGATAAGGCCAAAAAGCATGAGCAAGATGCACGCCAACCCAATGCCCAGCCACAAGAAAACAAGGGGGATCATGAATCGTAGCCCAACTTCTTCGCGTGCTTGCGCCAGAGGGCCTTTGCGGACCACAACTTGCCCTTGAGAAAATAGAACTCCCGGCGGCTGCGGGGATGGACCACGAAGTCCCACTTGGTGAGCTTCACCGTTTTAGTCATCCTGCCCTCCTGGCTAGTTAGCTACGTCTGCCGCCCGATCGCCCGCTACACACGAACCTAGCGCAACTGTGGTGGTGCTGGGAGGACGCTGCCTCTTGAAATCTTTCCACAACAACATCAACGTCTCGAGATCCCACACGCAAACCGCGAACACGCCACGCGATTTCGCTTCGGACAAAAACATCATCTGGGCATCGGTCGGTTGGTTCCGGCCACGTTTGCACTCCACGGCGATTCCCACGCCACCACAGCTTGCGGACCCATAGCCCACAATATCCGGCTGTCCAATGGGACCGAACCGGATAAACCGGTCACGCCGACCGCGAGTCTGAACGCGCATCGCCCCGGTGTTCGCCCGCCAGACCATGCACCCTTCGCTCCGGAGGTAGATCAACGCGGCGTTGATAAGACTCGTCTCGCTCACTTCGCCACCCCCTCGGTCATCGCTTTGAGTTGTTCGTGGGTCCGTTGCTGCACCATCACCCGAACCTGAGCCAGATACCGAGCCGGCTCCCACCCGCGAGGCAACACATCGACTTCGGTCGTTAGCTCCTGCCACGCCTCTGGAAACTGCTTGAGATAGCCGATGACTACTCCTTGCGCCTTCTTGACGACCGCTGGCTCCGCCGAGCCCGTCTTGGTCTTGAGGGCTTGCGTGAAGTGTTGCGTGAAGGCAGAAACGGCGTCCGCAGACGCTTCTTTTAAGTCTTTAAGTACTACGGTACGGTACGGTACGGTAGACGTTACCGGAACATTCTCAGAACGTTCTCGTAACGTTACTTTCTCTCGTTGTTTCTTCTTGAGGAACCTGGCTTTACGTCTCCTCGCCTGGAGGAGGAACCTGATTCCGTACTGCTCCCAATCATGGATGGTTCCATCACTGTCTTCCCATCCAGTCTCTCGCAATGCGCACCGCAGATCACCCGGCTGACCGAACCATCGGCTCGCCTGGGCGATCTCCGCGTCCGTGTAGCGACGGAGCTGACCGTCTTCGGCGTAGGCGACCGCCCACAGCCAGAGGTTGACGAGGAGCCCTGTCGCCTCGGCCGGGTGGACGGCGAGCTTCTCGGCGAGGCGGATGACCTTGGGGTGCTCGCGGAGCGTCTGGTGCAATTCAATCCAAGCCATTTATGGTGATATTTGGTCAGCAAATAGTGGCAGAACCTTACCGATACGGCGTTTGGCAATCTCGATATAATCCGGTTGCAACTCGATGCCGAGGAAGTCTTGGCCGAGTTTGAGCGCCACGACCCCCACGGTGCCGGAGCCGCAGAAGGGATCGAGAACCAGACAGGGACGCGTGTCCGCGTGACACGAACAGGTGGGATGCCAACCAGTGGTTGAGGCGATCCGGCGTGTGCGTTCCCCTGATGCAAAAGTAGATTTCTCTCCGAGCGTTTCTGGACGATGATTGCCTTTCGCGGGTCGTCCATCCGTGGTCGTATCGTTGCGATAGCGCACGTCAACCTCCCGTTCCCACGGCACTCCGCAGGTGGCACAGCAGCCCTGCTCACTCGTCCCTGCGCGCAGGCAAGGCTCAACGAGGTCTTCGGGGAAGGTAGCGAAGTGCGCTTCGGGAAACGGCTGGGTCGGAATTGACCAGACGGTGCGGAGGTTGCGGCCAGCGTTATTTCCTCCAACCACCAATCCATCTGCATCATCGCCGCGAGATTGAACGGCTCCTTCTCCCCGCTTATAATTTCCTGTGTAGGGTGTATTCGTTGCGTAGGGTTCTTTAGTCTGATAACTTCGTCCCGCTCGAAGCGCTTGCCGACACCGGACTTCCGACGCATCGCTATACGATTCTCTGACGGCCTCTTGGTCAAAAAAATATGATGGCGATTTCGTCAGCAGGAACAGGTACTCGTGCGATTTCGTCGGCCGATCCGTCACCGATTCAGGCATGGGATTCGGTTTACTCCAAATGATGTCGCTGCGGAGATACCAGCCGTCGGCTTGAAGCGCGAACGCGACGCGCCAGGGGATGCCGACCAAATCTTTCGGCTTGAGGATAGGATGTGTTCCATCTTGAGGGCGCGTAAGGCCATCGCCAGCAATTTGATGATGGGCTTGGTTGATCGAAACACCACGTTGCACTCGCTCCACTTGTTCTTCTGGATTCCCTGAGCCGCTGCGTCCTTTTCCACCCCAGTACGAATCCCCTAGGTTGCAAAAAAGCGTCCCGTCCTTCCGCAGCACCCGGCGCACTTCTCGGAATACCTCGACGATGTGCTGGACGAACAACTCCGGCGTCGGCTCCAAGCCCAGCTCTCCGCGCCAGGCACCGCAGGAGCAGAATGACGCGATTGCCTCGGTTGTCTGCTGTCGTTTTTGGGATCGAATCTCAACTTCCGGTGACATGGCATTACCGTAGCTCTCTGCGCCAAGAGTTGATTCTCCAACGCCACCAGATTTTCCTGGCACGACATAGGCGCTCCACTCATGCTCATGCGTTTCCCCGCCCCAGACCTGCGGCTCCGTCTTGTAGGAACGGAGGCCAAAATACGGAGGGGAGGTTACTACACAGTGGACGCTATCACTTGGCATAGCTCGTAATACATCAAGAACATGACCCTGGCGGATTTCCCACTTCATTTCAATTTCAACACCGCCACGCTGATGCTGGCGGCCGAGAATCGGTAGACCCAGGCCATCTAAGGCGATCCGTCGGTGGACAGCACGGCTTTCGGGAGACGACGACGCTTCAAACTGAGGGGGTTGCCGCAGTGCTTGCAAAAGGGATCGCCAGGTTGAGGTTTCGCGCACCACGGACAGAAGCGCCACGCCCGCGCTGACACGGTTTTGCCCTTCACGAACCAGCCTGAGCCGTAGTACCAATGTTTCTTGTTAGACTCATGGGACACGGTGCGTCTGCGGTCACTCTCGGCAGGACTTACCCATTCCATATGGGAACACCACGCCAGCGTCATGGACACCTCACGCAAACTCCAACTGCCCATTCGCCTCCACCCGCACTGGCTCCTCGTGGAGCTTATAGCACGCATCAAGCAACATCACCGCCGGACACGCCCTCGCCACGCCCCCACACCCTTTGCAATCACCAAGTTTTCTGATGTGGTGATAGCGAATGTCGTAGCCCTCCGCTCGCATTTCAGATACCCGACTGCGAAACTCATAGAACACGGGCGTCGCTCGTAATTGGCCAAGCGTCTTGGGGCCTTCACGTAACAGCTGGAGGATCTGTTGGGTCTGTGTCATCTAGCGCCAATCGTCTTGGTGGTCCTCATGCCCGTCGCAACAGTCACGGCAATCGCCGCACTCCTGACATTCCTGATCCGTTGGTAGCACGCGGCCGCACGTCGGACACGCCCACTCAGGCATCAGCTCACATTGCGCGCCCTGCCGTTCCAGGTGACGATATCGTAGGCGGACATCGGCGTCTTGGCCACCGCGTTCGCTTTCGCCAGCCAGAAGGCACGGTCAGGGTGCGACATCAGAACGGGACACTGTCCGCGTCAACCGCTTTCACGTCAACCAGCGTGTAGTCATTGACGAGCTGCTTTTTCTTCGTGCCATCCGGGCCTTCAATGTCGGCGATGACTTTGCGCTGGGTGATAGTGACCTCAAATGGGCTGTCAAGTTGTTCAGCCTGCTCTTGCAGGGCTTTCATCAGCCGCCAGTTACAGTCCAGATGCTTTGGGGCGCCGCCGTTGTGGACAACGCTAAAACG